TAGCTCCAGACGGAGATTTTATTTTTCCTCCATATGTTACAGATCCACAACGTGCTCCATATTGTTTTTGGAAAACTTATTACACTCCGCAGGAGTTGCAAAACAAAATTATTACAGACGGGTGGGATGAAAATTTTGTAGAACACGTCATTGATCGTTACAGAGGAGTAAACATAGATTCTATTGAGCGTGAGCAAGAGGGAAGGCGTTCTTTGAGCCTTACCGATAATGCTTATGAAGCTGAAGAACTAATAGAAATTGTTTACGGATACCAAAGGCTCATAGACAAAGAAGATGGTTCCGAGGGCATATATTGTACGGTGTTCCATCGCGAGTTCAGTGGGATGGATGGCATACCGGGATATGCTAAGTTTGAGTTGTTGAATGGGTATGAAGAATATCCTGTAGTCGTAACTAAACTATCTGAAGATAGCAAAAGGCTTTATGACACAATGACGGTTCCAGATCTATTGCGTGGAATACAGAACCAAGTAAAGGTTGAGCGTGATAGCCGTATTGACAGGAACAGTCTTTCTACTGTGCCACCAATAATGCACCCGGTGGGACAAGCTCCTACAGATTGGGGTCCGGGACGGATGATACCATATCGCCGCAAGGGAGACTTTGAATTTGGTCCTACACCTGTTTACAACCAAGGATCGGTTGAAATGGAGAAAACCCAAGAGGCTCAGGCCGACAGACTTGTTGGTTTGGATCGTGAGGGTCCAGTTAGCCAGATAAGACAGCAGTTCTTGGTAGACAAGTTTTTAACACATTGCTCCAACGTAATAGCAATGTGCTACAAGTGCTTTCAGCGTTTTGGTCCAGACAGTATTTTCTTCCAAGTTACTGGCGTTCCAGATCCCCAGATGTTTAGCAAGGGCAATCCAGATGAAAGCTTTGACATTACAATTTCCTATGATGTTCAAAACACCGATCCCGAAAAGCAAGAGAACAAACTAAACTCAATGATTTCTTTGCTTCAGTTGGATCGCAACGGAAGAATAAACGTAGATAATTTAGTAACGCTAATTGCTGGGAGCGTAGATCCGGTCTTGGCTGATAGCGTTCTTCAACCAGTGGAAGCTGCTCAGCAGCAAATGCTTAAAGATATTACAGATGACTTATCAAAAATTTATGCGGGCATTGAAATGCCAGCACGTCCTAATGGGGCTCAAGCGGCTATGCAAATTATCCAGCAGTACACTCAACAGCCGGATATTGCCCAACGCATGCAAACTGACCAAGCGTTTTCAGCTCGTTTGCAAAAGTATATGGGACAATATCAGTTCTCTATGCAGCAAGCTGAGAATGCCCAAATAGGTAGAATTGGTACAGCGCCCGCTCAAATGGGTGGCATGCAGACTCAGAACATGCAGCAATGAGTTTAGAAAAAGATATAGAATCTTTGCACAACTACGAGCATTTTGCTCGCTTTATTAAGGTGATAGAAGCTCTTCGGGAAGAGTGCATCGGAGATATGCACGAGGCTTCGACCGAACAGCTTCAGCAAATATCTGGAAGAATTATTACATATGACCAGATATTGCAAATGGTTGATTCAAAAAAACTAGAAAAAAGACACAAAGATTTTTTGTAAGCTGTGCTACTATAATTTTACGCAATCGCTAGGCGTAAATAGTGGAAACAGTTATGAACGATGAAATCAACACAGCCATCGCTGAGGCTGAACCGGAATCAGTGGACCAACAAAATATATCTGCGTCTGACTTTGTTCAGAGACGTAGCGAGGCTTTACTAGGGCAGCAGCCCGAAGAGGAGCCTCAAGAATCGGCTGAGGAAGCTAGTGAGGAAGAAATTCCAGAGCAAGCATCCGAAGGTAATGTTCTTTCACAGTTTGATTTAGACAGTTTGTCGGATGAGGAAAAAGACGTTTTGCGTCAACAACTCATTCCCGGTGCACAGTCCAGAATAAGTGAACTTACGGCTAAGCGTAAGGCTGCTGAGGAGGAGTTGCAAACTATTCAACTTCAAATCAAGGAGCCCGAAGTAAAAGATAATCCGCTTTCCGACATATCTAACATTGATGACCTTCAAACAAAATCAAACGAGGTGAACGATGTTATTAGTTGGGCAGAGGATTTGTTGTTTGAATCTGATGATTATTCTGCTGACGACGAGATAACTACAGTAGAAGGTCGCCCGATGACTAAGGCTGAAGTGCGTAAAGCTCTTCAGAGTGCCAGAAAGTCGCGCGATACATACATTCCAGACCAGCTACGAAAGTTGCAAAGTTTGGAGAATGCTAAGACACTGCGTCAGCAACTCGGAAACAAAGCAGTCGAAGAGCTTGAGTGGCTTAGGGATGAAAACGACAATGAACTGAAGAGTCAGTTTATATCTATCATGAACGATCCAAGACTAAAACAGTTAGAGGATATTGCTCCTGATATATATGTTCAGATTCCATATTTCATGTCTCATGCCGTAAACAGCATGTATGGAAGAAAACCGGTAAAGGAAGGTAGCAAGCCGACTGCAAGAAAGTCGCTGAAGCTAACTCCTTCTAGTGGTTCAACTCCTGCTTCTGCAATGTCTGAAAAAACTGAAAGGCTTTCTGTTAAGTCCTTAAAGGAACAAAGAAACCGATTTAAAACCTCTGGACGCAAAGATGATTTCATCACTTTACGAACCTTACAATTACAAAATAAATAATCATGGCAATCTCAAATACATTCGATTCGACCCCTCCGGGTCCGGGTAGTGCTGTTTCCAATCGCGAGGATTTGATGGATGTTCTTACCATCTTAGCTCCCGAAGAAACGCCTGTCCTTTCATCTGCAACTAAAGCCCGCGCAAATGCTACATTTGTTGAGTGGACTGTAGACAGCCTTTCTTCTCCCAGCACTGCTGGTATAGCTGAAGGCGCTGACGTTACTACATTCACTGATCAATTCAGTGGCCGCGCGCGTCTCGGCAACTACATTCAGAAGTTCCGTCGCGACTACATGGTTTCCGATCTACAGGAAGCCGTTGACTCCGTTGGACCTGCTAAAGTAGCTCAGGCCGAAGCAAAAGCAATTCGTGAACTAAAGCGTGACATCGAAGCCACTCTATGCTCTGCAAATGACAGAGCCGTAGAAGACGGCGCTGGAACGGTTTACAAGCTTCGTGGATTGGGAGACTGGATTGATTCTGCTGGACCTTCTGACGTCCCAGCAGCTTTCCGCACACCTGCTGACAGCATTCACTCAAGTGGAAACTTCACAGAAACAGTTCTTAACAACCTCATCACCTCTATCTACCGTGTTACGGGAGCTAGCAATGGTTTGACTCTGGTTGCTGATACTGCTCTTCGTCGTGACATTAGCGACTTTGCTCGCGTTGGACTAGACGCAAGTTCTTCTGACCAAGGCGTTCGTAGCGTAAACTACAACGGCGATGTAGCTCAGATTAAGCTTTCTGTTGAAGTTTATCAGTCCGATCATGGATTGGTTTCTATCATCAACGGAAATCCTGACTGTATGCCTGACACGGCCAACAAGGACACTGGTTATTTGGTACACCCAGAATACTACGGTATTTCTGAGTTGATCCCAATGGGCAGTACTCGCCTTCCTAATCAAGGTGGTGGTGAGCGTGGCTTTGTTGATTGTGCTCTCACGCTGTTGATGTACCATCCCGGTGCTCACGGTAAAATAACGGCTATTAGCTAAAATATAGGGGGTAAAACACAATGGCTATTGAATTAAAAAAAGTACAGAACATCGAAACCTTGGCTCTTGGTTTTAACTACGAAGCCGTCGTTGATTTGACCACTGATCTTGGTGCTACCGCTGGCTCTGCTACTGCGGTTGACATTCAAGTTGGTGGTTCAGCAATGGCTGGTGGCGTTTACGGAGCTGCTATTATTGTCGATGAGCTTGTAACTGCTGAAGTTACTGATGGTGGTGCCGCTATTACGGACGCTACTATTGCTCTCGGTGACGATGGAGACGCTGACGGTTTTGTTGATGAAGTTGATGTTTTCAGTGACAGCAGCAACCTCGGAAAGATTTTCACCAACACTGGTGCGCTTCTTGACGATGGTTTGCATGTTGTTTCTGCTGTAGACTTGACTTACAACTTTACTGGCAACGCTCCAAACGATGCTGCTAAAGGAAAAATTCGTATTCTCTTCAAGTATCACCCAACTGCTGGTGACAACTTCGGAGGATAGTTCCTTTTAATAACATTATTAGGGGAGGTCAGGCCAGTTCTGGCCTCCCTTTTTCTTTTATGAATATTATTACATCTGTTCCAAAGTACAGTGACGGCGAGGTTAATAGAGCGTTTATGCGTGAGATTGAAACTGGCTTTAAAATGGAGAGAGCTAAGGAACAAGATCGGATTAATGCTGCTGCTAAAGAAGCAAAAACAAATGTAGGTAAAACTCATCCAGTTCTTGGCAAATGCGTCGCTAATATCCCTGCTAGAGATTATTTTAGATTAGTTAAAAATTACGGAGTAGAAACTGTAACCAGCAAAGAATTTTTGAAATATTGGAACAAGAAGCTTCCTGAACTTAGTCCCAATAAAGTGTAATGCAAGATAAGGCCAACAAAGATTTATTTGATTTAATTTCTGCGCTTGCTGGTAACTCTGATTTTACCACGCAGGAAATATCTCAATTGCTTGCTTTGGCAAACAGGAGGTTTTTTCAGGCTTATAATACAACACCGTATTGGGCTAGGTATTTAATATCAGCAGAACCTAGGAGTATTCAGAACCAAATATGTCCCTTTACTCAAGATGGTTACTACGTGTTTGGTGCAGGTGCTAGTGAAGTTAATGGACTGTATGAACTTAATGGCACCGAAAATGGACAATCTGCATATACTCATTACGATACTAGAGATATAGATGCTACAGATATAGAGTCAGGAACCGCTTATCAGATTGAGTATGCTGGTACTTCAGACTTTACATCTGTTGGTTCTTCTAGTAACGACCC